GCTTCGCCTTGGGTGGCGCCGGGGTCGGCGCCGCTCGTCTCTCCGGTCTGAGAGACGACCACCTTGATCGGATCGGCGCGGGCGAACTTCGCAGGCAGGTTCCGTAGCCCAGCCCTGAAGCTGTCGTAGGTGCCATAGCCGGTGAGCGCGGCGTGCACCAGGTCGCTGGACAACGGTGCCGCCGTACCTTGCGCGATCAGGCCAGCGCCCCACTCGTTCTCTGAGTCTGGCTGCGTCAAGTCAACAGGGCTGCCGAGCGTGTTCATCCACCACCCGTCGACACCGGCTGTGTAGGTGCCGATGTCCGCGAGCGGTGTCGTGCCGTCCCACGGGGTCGTGATCTCAAACCAGGCGTCGAACAGGATGTCGCCCGCCGTGGGCGTGTAGACGGTGTGACCCGTCACAAGACCGGGGCTGTCGAAGGTGAACGGGAACGCCCGAACGACGGGTGTACCAGCCGCACTAGAACCACCGGTAGGAGCTGGGCCGCCAGCGCTGGAGCGGCGCGGCAGTTCGTAGCCCATCAGCCGTGCACCACGCGCATCGCGACATCGCACGCTGCCGACGAGATCGCCTTCACTGCCGTGCTGCCACGCGCCCGTGACGGCTCCAGCAACGTCCCGCCCGCCGGCACCGTGATCGTCCCGTCACCGTCCACCGTTGGGTCCGTCGCGCCCGGGTCGACTATCACCGAGATCCGGGTCGCACCCAGGTTGATGATCTCGACGTAGTCCCCGTCCGAGGCGAACGTCACCGTGTCGTGGTTGCCAGTGCCGCCAGTCGTGGTGAACACGACCGACGACGTCGGCGCCAAATTTTGACCTGCCACGGATCAGCCCTCCCGGACGGGGACCAGCATCGAAACAGTCAGGCCGACGGCGTGCGGTCGGCGTAGGCGTCGGCGAGCTCGTCACGCGACTTCTCGGCCAGCGCCTTGCCCTGCTCGCTGTCCACGTCGACGCCCTCGACCTTTGCCGCCCAAGCGACCCAGTCCGCCTTGCTCGCGGACTTCGCCGGAGCGCTCGTTCCGTCGTTGCCTGCCGAGCGCGACCCGCCTCCCGGCGAGGACACGGCCGGCGCGGGCACCACCGGCAGAACGAGCTCGCTGCCGTCGCCGGCCAAAACGTCCATGCCCGACGCCTGCTTGCCCTCCTCGATCAGGTCCATCTCGAGCGCGTGCTCGATCCAGTCCTTCGAAGCGCTGGGCGGCACTTGCGCGCCGTGCAGCACCAGCGTCGAGATCCCCTCGTCGAGAGTGGGGACGACGCCCGCCGCCTTGACGACGTAACTCTTCTGCGCCATGTCAGACCCCCACGCTCGTGAGGAAGCAGCCGGCGTTTGGTTCCTGGATCATCGGTGCGCGCACCAGCCGAGCGCGGAACCGAACACCGTCGACCTCGTCCTGCCGCATCCGCTTGGTCTCGACGCCGCTGCTCGTCGGGTTGTCGTCCGTCGCGTTGGGCGGGGTCGGATCGCCCTGGTAGCCACCGCCGAGCCGCTCGTAGGCGATCGAGCCGAGCATCGTCGAGTCGGCCACCAACGGGTTCGTCGGGCCGTTGTTCGTCGCCAGGTAGGTGACGCCGGCGAGGCGGATCATGTTGCCGGATTCGATGACGTTGTTCGCTGTCTCGCGCGGCAGCCCTTGCAGCTTCACCGCGGCCGAAACGACGTAGGCGAACTGCACGAACGACACGACGACCGTGTCGGGGTTGTAGCCCTTGTTCTGGCCGATGATCGCCGCCTTGGCGAGCATCACGTCCAGGAACGGGTTGGCCGTGCTGCTGCTCCAGGACGCGGCTGCTGCCTGTGTCTGCGTCACCTGCGAGGAGACCGCAGCGAGCGCGAGACCGTCCGCCTTCAGGACCAGCGTGTTAGCGATCTTCACGAGGTCGCGCATGACCTTGTTGATCCGGTTGTGCGCGATGTCCTCGTCGGAGATCAGCGAGTCGAGGCCGTCCTTGAGCGGCTTCACCGCTGCGAGCTGACCAGGGGTGGTCGTGGTCAGCGGGTACTCGCCGAGCGGCGGGACCGTCGCGGACGACAGGTCAGCGAAGATCGACTCGGACACCTCGTAGATGCCCACGCCGGACCCGGTGAGGTCGACGCGGCCGGCGAGGAGCCGGTGGCCGATCAGGAACCGCTGGACCAGCGTGTTGAGCAGCCGGTAGATGCGCCGCGGGTCGGCCTGCAGCCACTGGACGGTGATCGCCTGACCGTTGATGGTCGGGATCGGGAAGTCGTAATTGGTGTCGGGCATCGTTCCTCCTCGCCTCAGACGCCGAAGAGGCTGTAGGTGACGGCGGTGTTGTTCGTGGCGGCCGACCAAGCCCGCCCGATGCGTGCGGCCACCGGGTCAGTGCCAGCGACCCAGGTGCGCACCTTGCCGGAGGCAGCAGCGCAGATCGGATCGCCGTTGGCGATCGATCCGGACGCTGTCGCGATGTGGAGCCCGCTGCGGAAGACGGTGACGATGGCGTTCTGCGCCCCGTCTTGCCCGGCGACACCTGCGACCTTCACGTCGGCGTCACTCGGGAGGACGCCGGTCGTGTTGATCAGCTGGCCGCCGGTGATGCCGCCGGCGCCGACGGTGACAGGGACGGTGTCGCCGTCCTTGTACCGAGGCAGGTAGTCGCTCATCGGATCGCTCCCTTCGGAAGGCCGGCGAGAGCGGCGAGCGCGTCCGCCTCGTCCTCGGTGAACGGCTGAGTGCCTTCACCGTCGGTGTCGTCCGATCCGGCGTAACCGGTCGGCGCGACCGGGAAGATCGGCTCGCCCTCGCAGAGCTGCGCGAGTGATGCGCGGACGCCGTCGGGGTCGGCGTCCCACTTCGCCTGCCAGTGCGCGCGCCGCGCCGGGGCCACGTGGCCGCCAGCGATCGCCGCGTTGATCGCGTCGTCGCGGTCCTGCCGCAGCTGCTGCGCGCGAGCTTCAGCTCCGGCGCGTGCAGCGATACGCAGCTCCTCGAGAGCGTCCGCGTCGATGACGACGTGCCCCTCGGGAACCGAGGGCGTCGCCGGGGGTGCGGCCGGCGGCTCGGCGTGCTCGGCCAACGCCTCGTCGAGAGCGGCCAGGATGGTCGCCTCGTCCGCGTCGTCGGCCACGCCGAGCGTCTGCCGCATGGTGGTGAGCTGCTCGTCTGTGAAAGCCACGGCAGCGCTCCCTTCCTGCGTGGTGGTGGACCCGTCCGCGGACGCGGCGGGAGTCTCGGGTGCCCGCGCGGCGGGCGTGTGCGCCGCGAACGCGGCAGGTGCGTGCTCGAACACCGACAGGTCGAACACGCGGGCGGCACGGTCGAACGGCGTGTCACCATCGACGTCAGGCATCGGCTCGACCTGGTCGTCCGGGTTCGCCGGTGGCGGCCCGGCTTCGATCCCGACCTTGTCCGCCAACCCCGCCGCAACCGCGTCTTCTGGGGTGAACCACGTCTCGGCGCCCATCAGCGCAAGCCAGTCGGTGTCACCGCCGCCCTTGAGCGCGTACATACCGGCGAGGCTCTGGTCGAACTTGTCGAGGATCCCGGCCTCATCACGCAGGTCGTCAGCGTTGCCGCGGGCGTAGTTCCACGCCTTGTGGATCATCAGCAGCGACCCAGGCGCCATCGTCAATGTGTGACCGGCGATCGCGATGACCGACGCGGCGGAGGCGGCGAGCCCGTAGTTGGTGACGTGGATGGTGGCGGCGTGCGCGCGGAGCAGGTTGGCGATCGCGATGCCTTCTGTGGCTTCGCCGCCGGGTGAGTTGACCCGCACGTACAGGGTCGTCACGTCCTCGCCGAGAGCGGCGAGCGCCTGGTCGACTTCACCGGCGCTGATGCCCCAATAGCCGCCCCACGAGTCGATGACGTCGAAGATGTCGATCGTCGCGCTCGTCGACTTGGTGCCGTTGGCGTCGGTCGTGTCGGCGTTGCGGTAGGCACGGACCGGACGTTTCACTTCGGCGGTCGGCTTGACGTTGCCGCGGAACCGGTAGCGCGCATCGTCAGCCACGGCGACGTCCTCTCGGTTTCGGGTCGGTCGCCTTCCGCGGCGGAGTCGGCGGGATAACGGTGTGCGAGCCGTCAGCGTTGTGCTTGAGCCGCGTGCCGGGTTCGACGCCGAGCTGGTTGGCGCAGTCGGGGCAGGTGACGATCACTGTTGGGCCGCCAACACGTGCGCGCGGACCGCGCAGTCCTTCGCCTCGAGCAGCTTCCGTAGCGCGGCCGACAATTCCGGCCCGTCCGGCACGAGACCCAGCAGTTGGACGGCTAGCTCGCCGAACGGCGCGCTGACCTGCTGCAGCGCCGCCGGCAGATGGTCATAGCGGAACAGCGGCGCGAAGTGCCGCACGCTCGGGTGACGGTCCTGCCACGGGTTCATGACGCCGGTCCTCCTGACGGCGGCGGCAACGCGGCGGCCGGCTCGCGGATGTAGTTCGGGTCGATCTCCGGGATCCCGTACCGGTCGCGGATGAACTGCTCGAGCTGCGGGTCGTTCGTCAACGCGGCGTAAGAGGTGAGCCAGTAGATGTCTTGCGCGGTCAGCTCAAGGTCCGCGCCGACGTCACCGCACACGATCCGCGGCGCTGGCTCGTCTTCACCCCAGTTCGCATCTACTAGCGGGACCACCAGTTGCGACGTGGCGGCGTCGGCGTGCGCGTCCGCGACAGCCTGCTGCGCGTAGACCATCAGGTCCATCACCGTCTCGCCGAGCGACCGCGCGCCACGCTCTGCGGTAGCCATGTCGAGCAGCGACGTCAAGGTGTAGCGCGTCATCTGCCGGTCGAGGTAGTTCAGGAACTCGACAGCGTCAGGCACGTTGCCTTGCAACCCGGCGAGCCGCGCCTTGAAGCCGTTCGGTGAGGCGATTCCGGCGTGTTCGGTCGCTTTGTAGCTGCTGATGACCCGCTGCGCCTCAGCGATCTGTTGCGGGGTCGCGCCCGCCGGTGCCTCGTAGTCAAGGATGCCGAGCCCGAACCGGCGGATCGATGTGGCGTGGACCCGCAGCACCTGGTCCTTGATCAGCCAGAGTGGGAACGCTGGGCGTAGAAGCGACCGGCCGAAGTAGTTGGATCCTTCCCGTTCGTTCGCGTACCAGACGAGCGCGTGGTTGTCGGTTCGGATAGGTCGCGGCTGCTGCCCGGGGACGGAGCCTTCCTGTCGAATGCTCGCGAGGGTGCCGTCCTTGTTGAGCTTGACCTCGGCGATCGTCTGCGGCATCCGCTCCTGCACCGCGGCGAGCCGCCACCGTCCGGTCTCAAACGACCACGACTGCTCGAACGGCATGTGCCCGAAAGGCAGGTCGAGCAACGACAACCGCAGATGCTCAGCGAACGTGAACGCTCGTCGACGCGCGCCGGTCGGTTTCGCGTCGACCCCGAGGATCGGCAGACCGAGGTCGTCAGCGGTCTGCTGCGCCACCTCGTCGCGGCAGCCGGCAGGGTCTACTGACCAGCGGGCCCGGCGAATCGCCAACGTGTACGCGGCGAGGATCGCGGCGAGCTGCGGCTCATGCCGCATCCGGGAGTAGGTCCAGATCGACCGGGGCCACAGCAGTTCCGGGACGCTCTCCAGCAGCGCATCAACGAGGGTGCCGAAGCCGTCGATGTCAAGCGCGCCGAACAGTGCGTTGCTGTCGGTGTAGCCGGTAGCGCCCGTCGGCATGTTCGCCACTGCGCCTCCTCACGGCTACCAGGCTTTGGTCATCAGGTCCTCGAAATCGCCGTCGCCGGTGCGATCCGCCGCGGCTCTCTGCAACGTCTCCTCGGCGGTTTCCGGCGGCAGCCAGTGGGCGATGACGACGCGCGCCGCGTAGCCGGTCGTGTCGACCTGGTCGTCGTGCGTCGCGTTCGGAAAGTCGGCGTGCTCGTCCAGCCACTCGTCGAGCCACGACGCATGCCGCGGCAGCCAGACCCGGTGCTGCTTCACCAAGGGTGACGCGGCGAGTGCGCGGGTCACCTTGTCGGTGTCTGCCTCGAGCTCATCGATCGGAACGCCGGCGCGGCCCATCGCGTAGACGAGGGTGGTGCCGAACATGCGCGACTCGATCCAGGTGACGTCGTGCGGGCCGAGCCAGCGTTGCCGCAGCGGTGCGACGAACGACGCGTGGTCGTTCTCAGGGATGCGGTCGCGGATCCGGTCGAGCACCACCAGGTCGCCGGACAGCGTAATCGCCCACGCGGTCGCGACGGTCCAGTCCGCGCTGGTTCTCGTCGAGGTGGCGAGGTCCATCGTGATGAACCGTGTGCACGTGTCGAGCGCGTAGGACTCGCGCCGGCCGTCGTCCTCCGCGGTGAGAGTGATGGTCTGCCCGGCGTCACCGGTCTGCCAGTACCGCCAGTCGCCGCGCTTGAAGATGTTGCCTTCACTAGCGGTCGGTGACTGCTGAAACAGCGCGGAGAACACGTAGGCCGACATCGTCTGTCGCATCCGCGTGAACCAGCCCGGCGGACGTTTGTCCGGGGTCTGCGACCGCATCTCCTCACCCGGCTTGCGGCCCAGCGGGTCGTCGGCGCTCTCGGCGATCGCGGGGATCTTCACGACCCGCCACTCGCCCGGCTCACGAGACTCGAACCGCCCGCCGAGGTCGTCGACGTGCCACCGGGTCTGGATGAGCACGGTGCGGTACGCGCGGATCTTCGCGACGTTCTCCCAGAAGTCCCACGCCCGCTCGCGTTCGATCTTCGACTCGGCGGCGGGTCGGTCCTTCACCGGGTCGTCAATGACGAGCACGTCCACCGGGCGGCCCGTCAAGGCGCCCCGGATACCGACGCAATACACACCGCCGCCGGCGTCGGTCTCCCACCGGCCGGCCGCTTGGCTGTCGGTGCGGATCCGGATGCCAAGCTCAGGATGGTCGTCGATGTCGCGTTTGATCTGCCGTCCCCACCGGACCGCGGTGTCGGCCTCGAACGACACGATCGCGATGCGCAGGGTCGGGTCGAGCGCGAGCAGCCACGTGACGAACCGGCGGACCGCCCGTTCGGACTTGCCTTCCTGCGGCGGCGCGTACAACGCGAGCTTCAACGTCTCGCCGCGTTGGACGGCGGCAAGCTCACGGTCGATGACGTCGAGCGCTTCGGTCTGCCGGGTGGCCGGGTCGAGCGCCCGGGCGAACTCGCCCGGTGTCGTCCAGGTGGCGCGGGCTACCTCGCGCTGCCGACGCTCCCGCTCAACTCGTAGCCGGCGGAGCTGCTGCAGCCTCTCGATCGGCGCTTCGACCAGCATCCAGCGCCTCCATCGCGGCGAGCTCCTGCGCGATCGCCTGGTCGACGACGTCGTTGGTGAGCACCTCGACGACCTTGCGGGTTGGCGCGTCG